GTCAACTATTACAAATCATCTTAACACTTTGTAACAATGTATTATTACATAATACTTTGTTCGGGTTACCGTACTGTCTCACTGAGTCTCGACTTGGCAACAGATCGCCACTCTCGCGCGCCACGCATGTCGCGAATGTTTAGCTCCGCTCGGCTGCGCCTCGCTCCCCCACGACCAGCAGTGCTGTCTCTTGGACAGTACTACAATAGCTGAAAACCATTGGTATGACTGGGAAGGAGCGAGCGAAGCGAGCGGACTGGACTCGCATTGGACACACGCCTGCGTTAATTGTTCCCGCGTGCCTGCGTTAATTGATCGCGCCCGCGTCCGCGTTATTGAGACCCCCTATGGGGGAAGCGTCCGTGGAGCGTCGTCTATATACCTCTTCAGACATTTTTGCCAAAATTTTACGACATTTGTCCACTGTCGACCATAAATTGGAATAATCCTTTATCGGTTAGCACATGTTTGTACATATCGTCGAATACCTTCGGCGGTATGGTGCAAATATGTGCTCCTGCTGTGAATGCTTTACCAACTGTGGCAGCATCTCTAATACTTGCAGCTAATATCTTTGTATCTGTTCTGTTATGACAATAAACAGTAGCAATATCCCGGATCAAACCAATACCATCATGTCCGTTGTCGTCTAAACGTCCAACAAATGGTGATACGTAGGTTGCTCCAGCTAATGCACAGAGTATTGCTTGGCTAACACTGAACACCAACGTCATATTGACTCGTAAGCCCATATAATTAAGTGTTTTACATGCTTTTATACCTTCAGGTGTACAAGGAAGTTTAATAGTTGCTTTATCTATCCATAACTTGCCGTATTTAATACCATTTTGTATTAATGTCTCTGCATCATGTCCATCTACCTCTATTGAGAGGTCAGTTACGCCTAATTCTTGTATAAGATCGGCATATATGTCGTCTGGATCTTTACCACTCTTCTTAATCAGCGTAGGGTTGGTGGTAATCCCTGAGATAACTCCAGAACTAAGTCTTTCGTCTATCTCTTTTACATTTGCTGTGTCTAAGAACAGCTTCATTTTTTAAAAACTCCTAAACGGGTGAGGACGTACAAGGTAAGTGTCGTCCAGAATAGTATTTCTAGTCCGATATTATTCATCTTCTTCAGGAAAGTAACCAATAGTGAAGCCACCATCCTCTGTCTCTTCTACTACTGCTTTGTATACTGGCTCTGATAGTTCATCCATTTTTGCGTGGTACTCATCTATCGCCATATCAACAGTCTGTTCAGCTTTGAGATTTATCCATCTCTGCTCTAAACCAATCAACATACCTAATATAAGGAAGTTAATGGGTGGGAAAGGAGTCTTTAAACTCTTATATAACTCTTTAAAGTGATTTATCTTTAACTTATGTTCCATATAGGTTAGTGGTAGTAATTAGAGGTGATATCTTTTATGGATATCCAGCTAATAGTTGTATTAGTGAGGGAGAGTCCACCCTTCTCTCCCCTATTAGCCCGCCATCGGTCTTAAACCCAGTTGTGGTATGACTTTTTACCTTCTAGTCCTCTAGCTTCTCTACGCTGCTCTACATCCATTCCTAGTACTAAGTGATTAGTAGCAGATTGAGGGTCATCGAACCAAGCTTCAAGCATGTCGTCCCATTCTTCTCTTTTTCTTAACTTGATCTGTTCTCGTGCAGAGATAGATAACGCATCTACGTAGTATTTAACTGCCTGCGCTAGACAGTCAAGTCTATCGTCATGTTTAACTGCGTATTTCTCTCTACACATACGACTCATCTGGTAAAAGAGCATATAGAGGAGCCGACTTTCAGGTGCACTGTTTTTGTTTGAGCTGTAATCCCACTCAATAACCCCACGGTCAACAATAAGACGGTGCTGGTTAAGAACAGGTTCAAGCGTATCAATAATCCTGTCTTCTTTTCGGACATTCGCACGTACTTCGTCCACAAGGATTCTTTGTTTGGTTTGTTGTATATGTTTTTTAAAAAGTTCACTTACTATTCCGTCTCCAAAGTTAGATTCCACTACAAGAGTTGTAGCGTTGTATTTTTTGCAACCTTTTAGTATATCGAGCAGGGTCGCATCCGAATACCCGTCGCGGTAGGCTCGCATCTCATGTAGGTATAGAAAGCCGTTCTTTTGGGAGAGATAGCAGGCGGCTGTTTCGTCTGCTCCTCTACCGGAGGGGTCGACTGAGCAGATGGTTTCTTGGTATTTGGTCCATTCCCCCTGTATTTGCATCGGAGAGTAGAAGTAGTCCCCGGGTAAACCCACTGTGGGCAAATCTTTAAGTACATTCCTTGGGTCTGAGCACCAAATGATGTTGTCGGGTGCAGTGTCAGGATTAACACTGGTAATAACAAGGTCAGCCATTTTGAGAGGAAACTTCTCAGCGTCTGACAGACTTGTATCCAGCATAAATTGCAACATAAAGTTGCTACGTCCCATGGACGCTTCTCTTTCAACGAGGTCATCTTCAGTAAATCTGTCGTCTGTTGGTGCCCAAGGTTGTGCACCGTTATCAATGTCTTCTTGTAGCTGTGGAGCTATTTTGCCTTCGTATTGTGTATTGTTTCTTGGGTATCGCGCTGTCCAAACAAATGGTCTGTAATTCCGCTCTGCCAGCTTACGATAAACAGTAAAAGTAGTCTGAGGAGTCCCGAGATACATAATACGGCTATCGTCTTTCGGCGTAAGAATTGATTCGGCTTCTGTGCAGAGTTGAAGTAGCTTTTCACGCATCAACTCCGTCATACTGTTCCCGGGAACCTCGATGTCGTCCAGAATCATCAGATCCGCTCTGCTTCCCGTTAACTGACCAGTAATACCAACACTTTTGACTGATGGAGCCTGATGAGGACTGCATAGTACGTCGAAGGAAATCCTTGACCATCTTGCGTCGTCGCTCTTTGGTTGTAGGTGACTTAGCCATGGTGTTTCGATAATTAATTTTTGTAGGAAGATACTCATGTTGTCAGCTCTTTCCTTAGAAGCTGATATAATCATTATCTTCTTTTCTGGGTCATTGAAGAGTGTCCACAACACAAACGCTCCAGTAATCCAACTTTTTCCGACTCCTCGGAAGGCTTGGATCTGTAAACGTTTTGGTCCGTGTTGTAGGTAGTCTGCAATGGCATATTGTGCCCTAGTTGGTGAAGGGAGATCAAGCTGGTCCCATAATGCTTGCAGAAACAGCTTGAAATCACCCTGTAAGGACGTTAAAACGTCAGTCATATAGAAATGTATATAAGTTATTAATCAAAGGCGTCAAGACCTCTACCAACGCTCTCGTAGTCACCAGTGAATACCTCTTCAGCTTTAAGGTTTTGTTTCTTAAGTGCTCGTTTCCAATCTCTTCTAGTAACTATTTCATTAAGAGTATCATCAGTTAAGAAACTACGGATACCTCTTCTGCTTGGGTCAAAGAACATTACAAGATCTTCGTATAAGTCATTAGGTATGCCAAGAGCTATTTTTTCCAAACGGTCTAACTGACCACTAGCTTCACCTTGTGCAAAGTTACCTAAAACTTTATCGCCATTTTCATCTATATAATTCTTTCCCGGTTGTACAAACCTTTGAGTAATTGAATTGACAGCAGTAGGGTCATGTGGACTAACAAGGTGTCCATCTGTAGCATTGCCATCAAGTCGTCTTTGAGCTTTTACATTAGCTTTGTAATCCCTTAACTGTTTACTACGAATATTAACATACCTTGCTATTTCCTGATAATCAAACTGACTTAATTCACTAGGATCTGTGATCTGTTTGTATCGCATGTAGTTTTGCAAAGCATTTGCGTCAGTAATGCTAGAAGCTTTTGTTGACTTAGTTCTTTTCTTAGCCGACTTTACACCTGTTGTACGTTTTGCAAATTTAATATCTCCAAGAGTTTTTAAATTATCTACTCCAGTATTAAATTTTCCATAAGTTTCTTCACCGTCAACAAATATCTTTCCGTATCCTTTAGTGCTTTTCTTGTCAGCAATATCAGAACGGATAGCATCTTTTTTACGTTGAAATAATTTACTTTTAGTATTTAGATGTATTGAACCATCACCTCTGCGTCTTATTTTTAAACGATCTGCTTGAGAAATGTAACCTTTTATATTACTAGAATTATCAAGCGAATGCTTTAATACGTTCTTGATTATTGCCATTAGAAATTAGGATTTTTTTTCTTTCTTTTTCTTTATTCTTAACTTTGCTGCTGCCTGTGCTCTCTTTCTAGCAGCTTCTCTGTTTTCAGCACGACGTGCAGCAATACTACCTCTTCTAGCTATACCTTTTTTTGTTTTAATAAACTTCTCGTTAAATTTTTCACGAGTAGTTTTTTTCTTTGGTTTTTCTTTATTGCTTTCTTTATTGTCTCCTTTAAAATCATCCATGGTAACTTCTTTCTTATTACCACTTAATACTTTATTTGCAGCTTCTAAATTAGGACCTTGGTTGTTATTGGAAGAAGTATCTGTTTTCTTTTTTGTTTTATTTGGAGAACTTATAGGAATAGACTCATTAATTCTTTTTGCTTCTTTGTAAGCTTTAGATTCTAAATCTACTGTTCCTACCCTATCTTTTGCAGATGGTCCTTTTTGTGCTTCTTTAGCTTTTTTCTCAGCTTTTTTCTTTCTTAACTCAGTAGGGTTTAAAGGTTTTCTACCTCTTTTGGTTTCTTTTGTAGTTTCCTCACGTATCTGCTTTTCTTGTTTAGCTAAAAAATCTCTGTATTTTCTCAGAGCATCTTGGTACTTTTTCGTCCTAATTTTTCTGTTAGCACCTTTAAAGTCCGATAGTTTTGGTTTTTTCATTACCTTATATGTTGATGAATAATTAGTTCTCGTAATGGTTGTATTCCAAATGCTTTTCGCATCCATCCGAGCCAATTGCTACTACCTTTACCTTGGTTACATTTCTTGCACGCGGGTACAAGATTCGATGTAATAGTTTCTCCACCTCTGCAACGAGGTTTAACATGATCGAGTGTAAGTTCTTTAAATTCATAATTTTTTCCGCAATAAACACATGTACAATTAAAATGCTCTTTTATCGCACGCCTCCAAAGGCGTTTTGCTTCGGGGCTTGTCATGGTTATTAAATTGTGTAAGTAATGTTCTGGTTTAGGTAGTAAAGGGGTCATTTACGTATTTTGAGTCGGCTTTGTCTGTTCTTAGATGGAGATTGGAGTCTTCCTTTCGTAGCACTCCCTTTGTAGTGAGCAGCATCTTTGCCGTCACCGTTCCCGTAGGTTCCAAGTTGTCTATTAAGTCGATTTGCATTAACACGTAGAGCTAATCCTTTTTTTGTTTTGTTGTATTTTTTTTGCTGCTTAAGTCTTTTTTGCTTAGCTGCTGGGTTGGATTTGTAGTAAGAACTAGTGCTTGCCATATAGCTTTGCCTGTACTAATTCTGGATCAACGGTTGGCATAACCTGTGCGAGTTTTGAAAGAGGGTTTCCGTCATAAGCAACTCCGCTAATATCATTAGCTTTCAACCAATCACAAGCTGCTTTTAAGTCCTGTGTAGTTGCTTCGCCTGCTTTTATACGGGTGAGAAACTCTTTAGTAACTAGATTATGCAACTCATTAAATTGATCTTCAGTTGCTTTTTTGTTCATTTTAGTCCTTTCAGAATCGCCTACAAGGGCGATGAAAAAAGTCCCGGGTACGTTTGTACCCTAGGATTTATCGTTTTTTAGCTGTTTTAGCTGCACGTTTAAAGTTTGCAGCAGTTGGAGCTCCGGCTTGACCGGGCTTCCTCATTTTTTCGCCAGAACCTTTTTTGATTCTTAGACGTTTGGCGTGAATGTTAGCATAGAGTCCGCGTTTAGCCATTATCTATACCCCTTTTTTCCGCCTTTA